TCAAAAAAATTAGACACTGGTTTAAAAGAATTACGTGGTGATAGAAAAGAAACATTTGATAAAATGACAGAAATGTTAATCTCAGGTAAAGTTAATGATATGTCTTTAAAAGAAAAAGAAAATTTTGTTACTCTTTATAAAATGTTAAAACAACATCATGGTTTTTCAGAGGGTGGATTAGAACAGGATGGTGGTACAGTAGACCCTGTATCAGGTAATGAAGTTCCTATGGGTTCATCACAAGAAGAGGTTAGAGATGATATACCTGCACAATTAAGTGAGGGTGAGTTTGTATTTCCTGCAGATGTTGTAAGATTTATAGGATTATCTAAATTAATGAAGTTAAGACAACAAGCTAAAGCAGGTCTTAAACGTATGGAAGATATGGGTCAAATGGGTAACTCAGAAGAAGCTATACTTCCTGATGATATACCTTTTGACATGGACGATTTAAATTTAGAAGATGATACTTTAGAATTACAAGAGGGTGGTATGGCAGGAGCATTAGTACAGGGTGCTGCAAGAACTTTTGGTGGGCGTAACTATGCAGATAATATAAATGTACAACAAGGTCAAACTTTTGGAAGTCAAGATTTTAGTATACCTCCAATAGGAACACAACCAATACAACCTACTCCTACGGATGACTATGTATCCCCTATACAAGCTCCAACTCCTGTAGAAGCTCCTGTAGACCCTTTACCTCCATTTAATGTATTTGTACCTCCTGTAGCAGATGAATATAGAGAGTATGTAAATGATGAAGGTATTGTCATAAATGTTCCATTTTTTAGAGGTAATATACTTCCAGGCTACACAGTTCCTAAAGGATTTAGACCTAAAGAAACTGAACCTGTAGATACTATTGCAGATGATGTAGTTCAAGATATAGCTGAACCTGAACAAGATGATAGAGAAAGTATAATAAAAAAAGAAGAAGAAGATAGAAAAAATAGAGAACAAAGTTACAGTAACACTGTTCAAAAAGTAATGGATGAAAATCCTAACTTTACTTTTCAAGAAGTAATGGATTATATAAAAGACGGTAACTCTACTATAAATATTTTTGGTAAAGAAGTAAAAGCTCCAGGATTTTTATTTAATGAAAAAGACTTAGAAGATGCCTACAATAGAAATTTAGATGCTTACGGAGATGATTTTGGTGAAAGTTATGCTCAGTTAAAACCTGATGAAGAAGAACGTGGGTATACTTTTGGAGATGAAGCAGATAAAAGAAGGGCTGAAGCAGCAGCTAAAAAAGCAGCTCAAGAAAAAGCTGAAGCAGAAGCAGCAGCTTATCAAAAATCAAGACTAATAGCAAAACAAAAAGCTGAAGAAGAGTTTGCTAGAATAGTTGCCGAAGAAGAAAAAGAAAAAGCTAGAAAGAAAGCAGAAGAAGAAAAAGAAAAAGCTAAAAAGAAAGCAGAAGAAGAAAAAGAAAAAGCTAGAAAGAAAGCAGAAGAAGAAAAAGAAAAAGCTAGAGTACAAAAAATGTTAGAAGAGGCTGATAAAGAAAAGGCTAGACGACAAGCTGTTGCAGAAGAAGCTAAAGCAAGAGCATCTCAAGCAGAAAAAGAAAGAATAGCTAGAGAAAATGCTAAACGTGATGCTGAAGCAAAAGCTAAAAGAATGGCAGAAGCTGCTGAAAGACGTAGAAGACAAAGAGAAGAAGAAAAAGAAAAAAATAAAGCTGATAGAGAGAAAAATAGAAATAAAAGCAAAAAAAGTAGTTGTTTTTCTCCAATGTCTGAATTTAAAATGGCTGATGGAACTATTAAACAAATTAAAGATATTAAAATTGGAGATGTTGTTGAATTAGGTGGTAAGGTTAGTATGGTTATGCAGGGAGATGGCTTAACTGCTAAATGGTATACTTATGGCTCTACAAAGGTAACATCAACACATGCAGTTTATGAAAATAATAATTGGACAAGAGTAGGTACAGCAAAGCAATCTGTGCTTATAGATACTGTAGAACCTACGTTAATAACTCTTGTTAATGAAAATCATAGACTTGTAGCAAAAGATGGTGTAATATTTACTGATTATGATGAAGTAGATAATACAGGCATAGAAGATGACTTACTTCTTGAATTAAATAAGTCTTAATTGTTGGCTACTCACACCCCCAAGTGGCTACTATGACCCCAACAAAGGAGAATAAAATATGGCTGAAGCTATAGTACAGGAAGCAACACCTAAAAAAGTTGCATTTATGTCTAAACCAAAAAATGTAGAACAGAGAATAAAAAAAGACGAAGAAGAATTAAAAAAACTTATGGAGCAGGAAAAAGAACTTGAACCACAAAAAGAAGAAGAGAAGGTTGAAGAAGAAGAACCAAAAAATGCTGAAGAAAAAAGTTTTAAAAAGCGTTATGGAGATTTAAGAAGACATTCTCAAAAGCAAGCAGAAGATTATAAAAAAGAAATTGACTCTTTAAAAAAACAATTAGACTCTGCAACTAAACAGGAAATTAAATTACCTAAAACTGAAGAAGAAATAGAAGAATGGGCAAAGAAATATCCTGACGTAGCAGGTATAATAGAAACAATAGCAATTAAAAAAGCTACAGAGCAATCTAAAGAATTAGAAGAAAGAGTAAAAGCTATTGATGAAATGCAGTCTAATGTTACTAAAGAAAAGGCTGAAGCAGAACTATTAAGACTACATCCTGATTTTGCAGAAATAAGAGATACAGATGAGTTTCATGAGTGGGCAGACGAGCAACCTAAATGGGTTCAAGATGCTTTATATGAAAATGATAATGATGCAAGGTCAGCTGCTAGAGCAATAGATTTATATAAAATAGATAAAAACTTAGTTAGTGATAAAAAAATAAAAACAGATAAAGAAGCGGCAAAGTCTGTAAATACTAAATCTTCTAGAAATAAACCTTTAGAAAATGAAAGCTCTAACTATTTTAAAGAATCTGACGTACAAGATATGTCAGCTGAAGAGTACGAAAAAAACTCCGACGCAATAATGGAAGCTATTCGTGCTAATAAATTTATATACGATATTTCAGGAAATGCAAGATAAATGCTTGACAAAGCTAAAATATTGTATATAACTATATAATATATATATATTAAACTATCCCTATGTTATAATACATGGCTACGTAGTTATAATACGCAGATATAAAGATATTAGACCTACTCTGTCTAGTAAAAGCCCAAGTTTGCAAAGTACAAGTAAATTTGCACCTTTGAAAAATAGACCCCTCAATAAACTAAATATTTTGCATTTGTTTGTAGTATAATTAAGGAGAAATACTATGGCGTTTAAAACAGCTGCTGGATATGGTAATCTTCCTAATGGTAACTTCTCACCTGTAATATATTCGAAGCAGGTTCAACTAGCATTCAGAAAAAGTTCTGTTGTAGAAAGCATTACTAATTCTGATTACTTTGGTGAAATTGCAGCGATGGGTGATACTGTTAAGATTATTAAAGAACCAGAAATCACAGTCAAGGAATACGCTCGTGGTACAATGATTCAACCACAAGACCTTGATGACGAAGACTTCAGCTTAGTTGTCGACCAAGCAAACTATTTTGCATTTAAAATCGACGACATAGAGGAAGCACATAGTCACGTAAACTTCTCTCAACTCGCAAGTGACAGAGCAGGTTACAGACTTAAAGACCAGTATGACCAAGAAGTTCTTGGTTATCTATCAGGATTTGCACAATCCTCAATCAACTCCGTAGCGAGTTCAGCAAACTCAACTGTAAATGGTACAAAAGCTGTATCAACTGCAGGTTCTGATGAATTGCTAACAAGCATGAAGTTGAGAAAAGATAGTTTTGGTAACATCACTACAGGTAGTGCTGGAGACCACTCTATCCCACTCGCACCACGTATGCCGGGTGCTACTGCACAAGCAACTGCTACTGCTACACCATTGCAAGTTATTGCAAGAATGGGCAGACTGTTAGATACACAATTTGTAGATACAGATGGTAGATGGCTTGTGTTACATCCAACTTTTATCGAAGTGTTAAAAGATGAAGACTCAAGACTTCTCAATGCAGACTTCGGTGAATCAGGTGGATTAAGAGCAGGACTATCTCTCGGCAGGATTCATGGTTTTGATATTTATTCATCAAACAACCTACCTGCAGTAGGAACAGGTCCAGGAACTTCAGGTTCAGCAAACCAAAACTCTAACTATGGAGTTATTGTTGCAGGACACAGTTCTTCAGTGGCTACTGCTGAACAAATCAACAAAACAGAAACTTACAGAGACCCTGACAGTTTCGCTGATATTGTTCGTGGTATGCATTTGTATGGCAGAAAGATACTTCGTCCTGAAGCTATCGTAACTGCTAAATACAACGTAGCGTAAGGGAGGATAGACTATGGCAACATATGATTTAACATCATCCGATACCACAGGGGTATCCTCAAATTCTATCGCAGCGTTACCTTCAATGAAAAATACTAATGTTATGAGAAATGTCGAGGCTTACCTTGATATTGATAAACTTGTAGCTGCAGGTGGTTCGTTCTCAGACGGAGACGTTTTTCAGGTATTAGAAATACCTGCGAATCATTTAATTTTAAATGCAGGTGCAGAGGTTATGGCAGCTTTTACAGGCAGTTGTACTCTTGACATGGATTTTGCAGGAGGTGACGACATTATTGATGGTGCTGACATTACATCTACAGGCTTCTGTGCCGCAGGTAGTAATGGTCAGACTAACACAGTTGTAGGAAGTGCAGCTTCAACTTACACACAATTTATCACAGCGACTGATACAATTGATTGTACGATTGCAGGTGCAGCTCCTGCGACAGGTAGACTAAGAGTATACGCAACAGTTATTGACC